CTATGGTCGTCAAAGAAATCCTTTAATGACCTACGATATTGACACTGTTAATTCGGAGCTAGTATTCAGCAATACGATGGATTTGATTGAAGTTACACTAACTTACATTACTACAGGGGTGTCTCGTTCTACAGCTAATGTAGTAACGCCATACGCTACTGACGTAATAAGTAAGTACATTGTAATGATGGCAGCAAAAGCTGAGAAAGCAAGATTAGGGGAGTATCAATTAGCGCAACAGGATTACCAAAACGCTCGTAGAATTTTCAGAGCTAGAATGAATGCAATGGACTACGCAGAAATGATTGCACTCATTAGAAATGGTATTCACGGCGCACTTAAAAACTAATTAACATAATGGCTAAAGTATCTTTAAAAGCTACAGGCGGATTAAATAAAGATGTAGACTTGAATTTATTGCCAGAGGGCGATTATTCAGATGCAACTAATATAATCTTTGATTCAGGTAAAATAGGTGGAGCTGGAGCAATTAAGATGCTTGAGTCTATATCAACTGGCGGTGTTGATATTAATTTTTCCACTCATACCATTAAGGATACTCATCAATCAGCCGATGGTCAAATATATGTTTTAACGGTTAGTGGCGCTACCGCATACATTTATAGAATCCCTACAACGCTGGATTCTAAAGTGCTTATTTTAAGCTACACGCATAGCGTAACTACTGACTTTGCCCCGGACTTAAAAGTATTAGATAATTGCATTATATGGAATTATCACGCAACAGGAACTCCTTTGTTATTCTCTTTAGATGGCTGGACAACTGCTGTAACTCCTGCTATTGAAGACCTAAAATTAGTTAAGCGCACTCCAAATAATGTATTTACTATAACCAAAACAGTTGGCACAGCTGATGCTGGATTAGAGTTTTTAGAAACTAACGACTTTCAATTCTGTGGAAGATATCAGTACAAGTCAGGCGAATACTCGGCAATGAGCGCTTACTCTCAGATGTACAAGGCTGAGGTTGGTGTAACTGACTATGCATTTACTTACTCTTTCACAGGAGCCCCTGCTAATGCAGAGTACTTGGAGGTATATACAAGAATTGGTAATGCAGGCATTTGGCGCAGAATTGATACTGCTAAAATTGGAACAGATACATCATTCAGTTGGACAGGTCAAATATACGAAAGCTTAGATTCGGTTACGACTAGTAAGCCATTTGATTCAGTCCCAATAAGCGCAAAGCATATTGAGATTGCAAAGAATAGGGTTTTCTTAGCTAATATTGTAGACGACTATGATATTGCAGATACTAACTTAGACTTCACTATTAGTAAGCTTGCAGGAAATGGATATGAGCCATCTACATCAGGTGGTACATATGGAAGCTATTTGTCTTCTAGTAATTTTGCGGAGGCAGCACTTAGTAGCAAGGAATCCACTTCAACTGCTTACTATAAACCATTTGCAAATAGTTCTACTTATGGTATCGGATTGGCTTATTACGATGAAGCTATGAAGACTCGCGGAGTAGAAAAGTATGTTAAGATTAATACAGGAAAGTTTACTTATCCTATTTTGCCTACTATTAGAGTAGCACTAGGCTCTACTTGGGCTCGTCCTGCTTGGGCAAAATATGCACAATTGGTATATACTAAGAATATATCTAAGTCATATATCTATGAGGGTTATGCGAGTAATATCTTTTTTGAATTAACCACCCTAACAACATTGCCTACAACAAAGGCTGTTACAGAGATTACAACAATTACTCAGTCATTAACGGACAAGCAAATCAAAAACGTTAAGTTCTTGGTAGTTGATTTAATGGGAATGTTTAGAGCTGGAAATATTTATAACTTCTCTGAAGACGACAGAATCACTATTAGTACCCCTAACGGAATACTTGACCTTAAGATAGAAAGTCAAAATGACAACTTTCTTTATTGTAAGTATGATAAGGGGATTATGAGTAATCCAGTTATTCCTGTTGCTAAAAGTTTATACTTTGAGATTTATACTCCTAAGCAGGTTCCAGAAGATGAATCATTGTTATTCTATGAGTACGGGAATTTAATGGATATTACTTCTTGGACAGCATCCTCCAATAAAGATATATCTGGAGACGGCACTTTAGGCACAAACAAGCTATTGGGGGATATGGTGTTCTCTAAGATTGATTTGCCTGTTTATTCTACTGCACCATTTATCTACACTAAGTATAAGTCTAATCCAAAAGAATATACTCAGGACGCTATTACTACAGCAAACATTGCAACATTTTCAATGCAATCTAGTTCGGCAGGTCCATCAACTACTATTTCTGATGTTGTTCAAATTCCCTCTTTTACTTCGTTTGTTGCAAATGCAGATGGAGCAGCAATTATTACAAATACTGGAATAGAGGGCAGTTCGGGTCCTGAGCTTAAAATACTAGGATATTATGATGCTACTGACCAAGAAGTAGGCGTTAATAAACTAACCCTTACATATCGTATTAAAAAAACTTGGTCAATAAACTTAGGCTATCAAGATACTGGCGGATATATAACTTATAGTTTAAGGGCTCAAGTATATAAGATGTCATATAATCCTACAACAGAAACATATGGTGCTGGAGTAGCATTTGGTACAATAAAAACGTTAGCTGAGGGCAATCTTGAAACATCTGGCACATCAAATGATACCTTAGTTCAAGAGATTGAACTTAATTCCAACGCTGACATTGTAACAGATGACAAGTTTTATGTACAACTTACATTAGTGTTTGATTCTTACGGAGATTTTGCTTCAGCTATTATTAATTTTACAGCATCAGATGGATACCCAGCTATTCAGTTTACTTTAAACGGAGACAGAATAGCGCCTACTACAGAGACTACATATAATCCAACTGCTATCATTTCAGGTACTACAGCTAAGCTTGTAAGAAGAGCTTCTTCTGCAGCTACAGCTAGACAATTCTGGAATACATCGGCAGGTAAGCCTACAGTTCTTGTATCTAAGAATCTTAACCCGACAGGACGCAAGAACACAATCCGTTACGGAGGCAACTATGTGGCAGGAACTAAGATAAATAATCTTAGCTCATTCTTTGCCTTAGATAGTGCAGATGTACCTGTAGAAAATGGGGAAATTGTATCATTACAAAGAGCATCAAGACTACAAGGCAATGGAACGATGCTTCTTGCTTTGTGCCAAAATGAATCTGCTTATGTTTTACTAGGAGAGCAAGAATTAACTCAAGGGAATAACCAAGGCATCCTATCTATATCATCTAATGTTATCGGTACAATTCGCAACCTTGGGTACAACTACGGCTTACAAGACAAACAATCAGCCTTTAATTACAAAGGAAACGTTTGGTGGTGGGATAATTATAACAAGAAAGTTATTAAGTATAATGAGCAAGGTATTGAGCTTGTGAGCGATACATTTATGCGCTCTCATTTCTTAACTAAGTCTGGTAATGCTAGATTTGCTTTTGACCCATTCTATAATATGTGCTTTGTTTCTATTGGGAGCGATACCACATCTATTGGATATTCAGATTCGTTAAAGCGCTGGATATCTACTTATGCATTTAAAGTTGACCACGCAGAAAGCTATGGCGACAAGATGGTGTTATTTAAAAATGGTGTTGTATATAAGTCATTGCAATCAGGGTATAACGCATTTCTAGGCGTACTTCCTGAAAACGCTCCCGACTCTACGATTAAATTTACTTTGAATAGTAGATTACCTATTATGCCATTAAACGTGTCTGTATCGCACAGTATGAACGTCGTAGACTATAGCCAACCTAATGGAGTTAAAGCTTCCTTATTGTCAATTGCTATTACAAACGAGAATAGTCAAACAAGCGCAATAAACGAAACAAACTTTATTGTAGAGGACAATAGATTGTATGCGCATATCTTAAGAGATAGCTCATCAACTGGTGGATTAATATCAGGAAACTACATAATTGGCTATCTAAATAATTTTGTTGTATCTTTAAAGGATAAAACTCAGGATATGAGATTGAACTCCTTGGATATAGAAGTACAAGCAATATCAGGACACTCATAACAATATAAGATATGATACCATTAATTTTAGGAGCAGCAGGCGCTGCAATGGATATAATTGGAGCCATTGGCAAGAAACGCGAAGCCGTTAGCCAATTAGGAGCCCAGCGTCGTTTTGCTGAGCAACAACGAAGCGAGTTTAATGCTGGATACGCAGATTTATTATCTCAAGCAAAAGGCGCTCCTACATACCAAGGAGACATATCTCGCTTCCAAAAAGTTGAGCAACAAGCTGATTTAGCAAAGCGTATGGCATCTGGGATGTCGCGTGGTGCTGGAGAGCAAATTGCTAGAGACCAGGCAGCTCAAACATCTTCCAATGTATTGGCTGCAGCAACAAGAGGCGCAGGAAGTGGTACTGATATTATGACAGCTGCATTGATGGCTCAGCAAGGCGAGAATCAAGCCCAAAATGCTATTAGTGCTCGTTCTGCAGAACAACAAATGGCGATACAAAATCAAGCACAGCAAAATCAATTAGCTGCTATTGGTCAAACGGCTGCAGCTTCAGCAAGAGAAAGAGGGCTAGAATTCTCTTCTTTGGCAAATAAGCAAGCTGGCATTATGGGCGTTTCTCAAAATAAACTTTCAGGGCAATTAAATTTAAACCAGCAACTTTTTGAGGGACAGCAAGCTAAAGCGGCAGCAGTGGCAGATGCTAACGCAAGTATTTGGTCAGGTGTTGGTGGTTTAGCATCAAGCATAGGTGGCGGTTTAATGCAAATGCAAAATCAAAAACAAAATATGGAGGTTCTTAATAGAATGTATCCAGCCACTCAAACTGCTGCACCGCCTCAGCTTTGGGATAATTCAAAACTTGATTTAATTGGTAATTCATTATCAGGTTCAACAGGGCAAAGCATACCTTTCGCTAGTCCTGTTAATTTTGGTAGCAATATGTCAAAACAAGCAATGACTCCTCAGGAAGAATTTGACTCTAAATATTCTTGGAACCCAATTAACAAAGAATGGTTTACAACTGGTAACTAATTATGGCAGGATATATCTATAACCCAGCAGAAAGTATTAGACAAGATTTCCAGCAAGCACAGTCTGGTCTTGGCAGTATATTTACGCAAATAATTCAGCAACAGCAAAGAGATTATAATCTTGCTGAAAGCACCTTTGCTAATATTGAAGCCCTTAAAAAGGATATAAATATCTATGGGCAGAAAAGCATAACATCTAAAGCCAATAATTTATTAGGTCACGCTAGTGCGGCTATACTAGAAAATGGAAAGCTAGACTATGGTAAATTAGGAGAGATAAGACAAGCCGTATCTGATATTAAAGACCTTAAGACAGGATACGATTTAGCGGCTAAAGAATTTGAAAAAAACTTGCAATTAGGGGCATCTACAAAAGAGGATTTAACTAGTTTCGAAAAATACTACAGGGACATTAATGGATTAATGAATGATGAAAATCTAATCAAGAATCCAAGAGACTTACAAGTTGCATTTTCTAAAGTATATACAAATAATTTAGATAGTAATAAGAAATTTATAAAGACATTTGGTAGTATTGCCCCATATACTCCTGTAAAAAAAGAAGTAGATAATGCTAAGGGAGGTAAAACGCTTGTTCAAGTGGAGGCTCCTCAAGGATGGGAAGTAAACGAGAATGGCGCTAATATGCCAACTATGTACAGCATCACAAACCCAGACGGGTCTGTAACGCAAATTCCATACTTGACCTATGTAACTGAAAGAATAAAAGCTCAAGACCCTACATTAATTCCTTTAATGAGGGAAAAATTTGGAGCTTCAGTTTCAGGACTTAGCGATGAAAAGATTATTGAGTTTAATATTAAGAACCAGATTAAGATTCCAACAACAATAGTTGAGTCGAAAACTGCAGCACAAATATCAAGAGAGAAAGACTTAGCGGAACAAGAGGCATTCCAGACAGCTAATCAACAAAAAGTATTTGATGTAGAAATGCAGCTTAAATGGTCTGGTATTGCAGCTAATAATGCTCAAAGAAGAAAAGCGTTATCTGAAATGGGCGGAAGCGGCATTCCTCCTATGAATGGAGGAACTCTGTCTGATTATGGTATTAATATTACAGATAAAGGCAAGAGTGTAGAGTTTGGGACAGAGTTAAAAATATCTGTTTCCGACCCACAAAAACCTAACATCACTATTCCTTTTAAAGCAACTGGTCTAAGGACATTGCCTAATGGGCAACAACAAATTGTAGGATATTCTGGCACTGGCACAATAAATCAGGATACAAAAGAATTAGAGTATGGGAAGACTTTAACGTATTATCCTTATAAAGGTGCAGGAGAGAAGTCGTTGCCTATGGCTATTAAGAACTTAGGAAAAGATAGAGAGTCGAATATTTCCCAATCTATTTACTACTACAATAGGGCAGCAATTCCAAAGGCTGCGTCAGCACCTGCAGCAAAACCTCCTGTTACCACACCTGCAGCAGGCGGGAATGTTGTTTACAAGTCCGTTATTGACGCTAATATGAGTAAACTAAAAGGCAAGCTTACGTTGAAAAATGGAAAGATTGCTAAAACCGACGCGGAAGTGTATCAGTGGTATAAAGACAACAACAAGACAATAAACCCTAATTAAAATATGCCAAATCAAGATAACTTTGACCCAATGTCTATTGTAGGTGTTAAGCCGACGTCTAATGTAAAAAAAGCATTTGACCCAATGTCCATTGTAGGAGTTGCCCCTGAAAAAAAAAATCCAAACCAAAACGCAAGTTTAAGAGGTACGGCATTATCTGGGGAGACAGATTCTTCGGATGGCGAAGAGAGCTCGTTTCTGACATCTCCATTTAGATTTTTAAGCGGGACAGGTAAGGCTTTCTATAATAAAGCAATTGATGCGCTAGAATCTCTTAGCCGTTTTAGTATGGCTGGAGGCTCGATGGGTAGCGGTGCTCCTAGTCAATTTTTATCTCAAGAAATTAAAGGAGAGAAGCCTAAATATACGACTTACCAAGAAAGGACTATCGCGGCAGATAAAATACTATCTGGGCTTGACGCAATTAAGGCAGAAACAAAAGGCAAATCTGATGTATTTACAGACAAGGGAATGAGAATTCCAGATGCCGAAGCTGCTGGTTATCAAATCGGAGATGGTATTGCTCAGTTAGGATTAAACATTTTTGGAGGAGGAACTGGATTGGCTATCAATTACTTTGCTAATACAGAAAAGAACTATCAGGAAGCTCGTAGACAAGGTATTTCATCAGATAGAGCCTTGAATGAAAGCGCCGTTCGTGCAGGAGCAGAGACCTTATTAGACAAATTCTTAGGAGCAGAAATGGCAATTGAAAAGATTGCTGGAAAGCAGGCTATTAAGATGGGGACAAAAGAAGCGCTAGAACAATTGTCTAAAAAAGGCTTAGGCAGAGAAGCTTTCGACGAGATGGTCTCTAGGAGCATAAAGACATTTTCTAAAGAGGGTTTAGCTCAAATAGGAAAAGGTGTTGGATTTGAAGCATTAGATGAATTTGGTCAGACTTATGCAGACGAGGGCATTAAAACATTATTTGATAACTATCAAAAAGCTAAGAATGATAATGATGACAATGCTAAATTGCAGCTATATGATGCAGACACAGGCTCATCAAAAACTTTCTATGGAGCATTAAACGCCTCATTCTACGGAGGTCTTAGCGGTGGTATGGGAGCCAGATTCACTGGTTCAAGAGCATTTTCTCCTACAGTCTATTCTTCTATTCAGAACGCATACGATGCAGGGGGAGCGACTCAAGTTCAAGAATCTGCGGCTCAAATAGAGAAAGGTATCAATGATGCACTTGCGTCAAATAAGATGACTCCGCAGCAGCATCAGCAAGCATTATTTAACCTAGGCAATATTGTTACAGACGTTCAGTCTTATTCTCAAAATTCTAAGGCAGATTCGTTTACTCGATTCTCTAAGTTTGAGATAGAGAACTCTCATATCCCTAATGCCGTAAGAAGAGTATCTGATACATTTGTAGATAGACTTACTCCTACTGTACAGGCTAACGAATCAGACGTCAAGAATGATATTGAAAATAACAATCTTGTTCATATGCGATATGATATAAGAGAAAATGTTCCAGATGAATTTACGCCTTTTATATCAGATGTTCCAGTTACTGCAGAGGGTGTTCCTATCATTATAGCAAACGTTCCAGCATCTATTGCGCGAGCTTATGAGCAAAACAACCAAAGTAAAGGCGGCATAACTCAAAGCATTAATAATGCAATTTCAGACATTATAGGCACGTCTAACTTTATCTCTTTTGATAAATTAATTGACCGTATTAAAATGACTCTGCCTGACGAAAAGACTAGAGAGGCATTTGCATTAGAGGCTGTAGCTGCAAAAGAATCTGTATCTAAAGATTTGCGCTTAATCAATTTAATGAATGAGGCGAAAAGCGACATCAATAAGAATGGCGCATTTGATATGGATGCCTATAACGGTAAGCTTAGAAACTGGAACGTATCTAATGAAAAGCAAGAGGTTCTATTCAATGGCAATAAGCATACTGTTGAGAGTGTCTCTTATAATGGACAGCAGGCAAAGCTTAGTGGTCTTGACCAGGAAGTCAACACTTCGGAGTTAACTCCTTTTGTAGCTCAAGAATCTCAAACTGAATTAGATAACACAAAACAAGAAAATGGAAAAACAGAAAATATCCCCGCGACGGAAAGCGGAGTTACTGAAAATCAAAAAGGAGCTATCGACGACGCTGTTTCGCAGCTTGCTCAATCAGAATCTACAGAAAACAAAACAGAAGTAGTTCCTGAAAGAAGTAAGCCTGTAAAGCCTAAAGGCAGAATTCACGAAAGAGCATTAGAGGTAGAGGACAATTCTGCTGAAGCTGCAGTTATTAAATTCTTTGCAGCAGGAGGAAAGGTAATGAGGTCTAATCCAGAAAGTTCTTTAGGAGGAAAGCTAAAAACATTACAGAGCTTTTTTTCTAAATCAAAACAAGGAGGAAACGTTCCTATTGCCTCGGAGATACAAAGCAGAAAAGCAATATCCGCAGAAGAAAAAGACGGCGGCTTATCAATGGATGCTATTGCGCAGAGACTATGGGAAGAATCTGGTGCGAAAGATGGTGCAGAGCAAGATTTCTTAGATGCAGTAGAGTCTGTTGTTAGTAGATTCTATACTAAGACTCAGATGGCTACTCATTTGTTGCAAAAGAATAATGTAAGCAATAAGCAAGCATTAGCTGTCGACCAAAACTTTGAGCAAGAGCAGATGATGTTCGAAGCTGAGCAAAGAGGAATGACGTTAGAGGAATTCGAACAATTCATTAATGAAAATCCTGATTACCAGGAAGCCTGGGATTCTGCGTTAGAAGAGACTGAAAACTACTTAGCTAACATCGAAGACCACCCTGAGTTATTAGAGCCTTTTGGGTTATCTGAATCAGAAAAAGCTGAATTAAATAACTTGTTTGCCGAGGATACTAAAACAGAGCAAGCGCCTACAGCTGAGGATACTAACAGAGCTGCAAGGAAAAAAGAGTATTATGGCAAAAGAAATGCTGCAGTTGATGAATTATTAACAGCAGAAAATACATCTACTCCAGAAAAATCCCGTGCTACTTATGATGAATTCTTTAATAGGCTTCGTGCTTTAGAAAAAGAATATTCTGACGTGTACGAGGAAATAATGCAAGAGCTTCGCGATTATAATAACGCGAATCAAGCTACTACGGAAAATGTAGGAGAGGAGAATAATCCATCTCAACCTCCAGTTCCACCAGTTCCTCCAACAGATGAGCAGATGGCTGAAGAGGAAGAGAATAAGCCATTGTCAGACCAAGAAAACGACTTAACTGTATTATCTCGCGAAGAGTCTAAGAAAAGAGCAGAGGAGCTAAAGAGAGGACAAAAGACTACCTGGGAAAGTTTAGTTGAAGCATTCGTTAATAGCGATGTTAAGATTAAGAATATCTTGACTAGAGCTGCTGGAAAGAAATCGTTTGTTGTTTCATTATTGCGCAACAGAAGAGGGTTGACAGCTTCTATCAATCAGGTTATTAATAAGGCAAACGAAAAGATTTTCAAAGGTCTTAACGAGGTTGGTATGTCTCGATTTAACTCATTGGGATATGCTTTAAGAACGATTCAATTAGATGCAAAGCGCTTAGGTAAACAGAAAAAGGAAATTGAACGATTAATTCAAGAGTTTAACGACAAGAATAGTAAGCTTGCCGAGGACAAAAGAAAGCCTTATACTGAAAAAGTGAAAGCAGAAATAGAAGCTAAAGCAAAAGCTAAGTTCCCTATTTTGAATCACGGTACGGTTAAAATTAAGGTAAATGGAATTGAGAGAGAGGTTCCGATGACATCTCAGATTGCGCAAGAAACCATTGATGGCATTAAGGCTGCCCTTGGAAATGAAGCATTTGCAAGGATGTCTAAGCGTATTGATGGATACAAGGAGTTTGGGAATATGGCTCTTAAGGAGTCTTATGATGCAGGAATGATTTCGAAAGAGGTTTACGATGATTTAAAAGATGACTTCTATTCATTAAGAGCTACTGTAGAAAGAACGTTTGAGCAGTTCTCTCCTGGCGATAAAGTGATGTATCAGTCAGCTGTAGATAAAGCATTTGGCTCATTGTCTAAGGACGGTACAACAAAAGTTATGATTACGGATACTCCTTTATTGATGCAAACTTCGTACAACATTATGAAGCGCGCCATCAAGAAGAATGAGTTAAAGAAAGCTATGTTTGATGCGACTGTTGCTCAAGGAAAAGAAAGCGAGTATTTTAGAGAGGCTCAGGTTGAAACATACAAAGATGAGAATGGTAACGAGGTTATTAGACAGAATGAACAAGGAGACGTTGTTGTTAAGAACGCACCTAAAGGCTTCACATTAGTAGGCTACAAAGATGGCGGACGCGCGAAGTATTTCTTTATGGAAGACTCGATTAACAATAAGATGTATAGCCTAAATAATACATTTGATTCTGATGCTATTCAGTCTAAGTTTATTATGAGTATGGTTAATGCTGAGAACCTTGGTAATAGAATCTTAACTGGTTTTGCAACGCGATATAATCCATTGTTCTTTATCAGTAACACTCAGATGGATATGGCTCAGCAAGTTATATTCACAGACATCTGGGATGGAGGTAAAAACTATTCTAACCTGGCGTCATCTACAATGCGTGCGTTAGTTCGCTCTGCTAAGTTTATTGACATCAGAGGTAAGAATAAGGATATGATTGAAAAGACATTAGAGCGAGCTACTGAGCTTGGTTTGATGATGGATATGCTATCTACCTCTTCTGAGACAAGAAAGATGTACAAGGAGACAGGAGAGATTGGTCCAATGGAGCAAATGCAACCTGATGGCAAGCTTAAAAGAGCTGCAAAGATGTTGACTAAGTTCAACCTAAAGACTGAGGTTGCAATGCGTTTGGCTGCATTCTCTGAGGTTCAGAATAACTTAACTAAGGACTTCGAAAAAGAGAATGGCAGAAAGCCAAACGAGAGAGAGCAATACGAGATAGACACGATTGCTGTTGCGCAAGCTAGAGCATACACTGACTTTGCTGAGAAAGGTACATACACTCCTAAGTTGAATATGCCTTACTTGACATCTTCAATATCAGCATTTAGTTCAGCAATGGAATATGTTGCAGATAACCCTAGGCAATTTGCTTGGAAAGCGACTCAAATCGCTGCATCTGGATTTGTTGGGCAATTAGCTGCAATGTCTATTATGGGATTAGTTGGAGACCCAGAAGATTGGGAGAATGTAAAGGATTATGATAAGGATAGAAACATTTTGATTCCTTTCTCTTACTCAACTGTTAAAGATAAGTTTGGCAACGATAAGATTCAGTGGAACTTTATTCCTATCAGAGTCAACCCTACAATAGCTCCAGTTTGGATTGCTAGTAGAAAGGCAGCGGAGGCTACATATTATTCTTTGCACGGTATTGAGCAAAAGGCAACTTCTGGACTAGATAAGGTTGATACATTTATTGGTGCTATAAATACTGCACTGCCAGTTGCTATTCCTGTTGGAACTTCATTGCAAAAAGTTAAACAAAGTGCGGGATTAACAATTTCTCGTAAACTTTGGATGGCTGCAGCATTCAAGACCATTACAGGTTATGACCCGTATCGTGGACAAGACTTGTTAACATACGAAGATAAGCAAGGGGAAACTGGAGCAGAGGGATTAGAAAACAAGAATGTTCCTTATGTTTACAAAGCAATTGGCAAAACTGGATTATCTCCTGTAAGAACACAAGCTTTTGTGGAGACATTCACGACAGGAAATCATATGTTGATTCAATCAGTTTATGCTATTACAAGTGATGTTGCTGCGGCAATGACGCAAGAGAAGAGCCCTACTATCAGAGGAGAGAAGAGTGTAACAAACATTCCGATGATGCTAAAAGGTTTAACAGGTAATAGAATAAGCGTTTCTTCTGATGTGAACTACTCTTACAATAAGGATTTACAAGCTAAATACAAAGAAGCTAATGAGGTTTCTCGTAAATACCTTACTCAAGAAAGGGAGCTTCAGATTAAGCTACAAGACTTAAGAACTGCCTCAAAAAGCGAGTCAGAGTTCTTGGAAAAAGTATCAAAGGAAGTTTTACCTGAATACAAGAACAACAAGGACATTGTTGGAACAATTGATGTTTTAGAGACTGCAAAAAGCATTGCTATTAAATCAATTAAAAAGAATGTAGTAACCCCAGAGGCATACGATGAAGCTGCAATTATTAAGGTAACTCAAACTCCTAAAGGACAAGCCGAGATGCTTTATTATATGTTTGGTAATGATAAGAAAAAGGCTACTGAAACTATGGGTAAAGCTTCTGTACTGGGTGTTTCTAAGAAAGACATTGGATTAATGAGTCTTGAGTATAATAAACTTATAGAGAAGAAATAATGATAAAGAAAGTTAAAGGAGGCTACAAGTTAGTCTCCAAAACAACTGGTAAAAACCTTGGAACTGCTAAAACTAAAGCAGGTATTGTTAAAAGAGAAAAGCAAGTCGAGATGTTCAAACATATGGCTGCTAATAAGAAAAAATAGTATTAACTTTATTGGATAAAGAAGCGATTATGGCAAGTTTAATAGAAGTGCAAAAGATGGGAGCTCAGAAGCAAGCTTTCTCTAAATTAATGAGCGATTATTCTATGCCAGCAGGCGAGAAAGAATCAGGCGAATCTCCACAAGAAGAGTTGTTATGCGAGATGTTAGAAGCATCTGCGCAGGCAAAAGTTTTCCATTGGCAAACTTCCTCTTTTGCAGAGCACGAAGCATTAGGAGAATTCTATGATGACTTCAATGGTTTGATGGATAAATTCATCGAATCATATCAAGGATGTTATGGTCGTATTATGGTTGGTTGCGATATGGAAGTTAAGCCATACACAATGGATGCACCAGTTGCATTTATGACTTCGTTTAAGGAGTATATCTCAGGAGAAGCTAGAATGACAGTAATTGGTAATTCAGCTTTATTGAATATCTTAGATGAAATTAAAGCGCTAACAGAACAAACATTATACCGCCTAACATTTAAGTAATATGAAGAATGGGCTATACGCTAATATTCACGCTAAGCGGAAACGAATTGAAGCTGGTTCTGGAGAAAAAATGAGAACTCCAGGAGCTAAAGGTGCGCCTACAGCTAAACAGTTTAAGCAAGCGGCTAAAACAGCTAAAAAGAAATGATTAACGACGCTATAAAGAACAAGCTAGAGAAGTACGGATTACAAGGAGTTAATAAGCCTAAGAGAAGTACGCATAACGGCAAGTCTCACATTGTCTTAGCAAAAGACGGAGACCAAGTTAAACTCATTCGCTTTGGACAAGCAGGCGTTAAAACTAATCAAACAGTAGGTCAACGTGAGGCATTCAAATCTCGTCACGCAAAGAACATTGCTAAGGGGAAAATGAGTGCAGCATATTGGGCAAACAAAGTAAAATGGTCTCCAAGTAAAACATCATCTCCATCTAAAAAATGGGTTAAAGGTTCTTAATTATGTTATCTAATTTATCAGATTTATTAAATCAGAGAGTTGACCCAAAGACAACTCAGCAAGCGCCACCTCCAAGAGCTACGGCTGCAGACAGTACATTCTTGTTAAACCAAGTACAGCAGCGTAATCCGCAGCTTAAGCAGTTCTACAACAATCCTAATAATACCGCTTATTCGTATCCTACTACCTTTAAGAATCAGCTAGGGTGGAATCGTGGGATGAGCCCCGCGGAAAGGGAAAGATATGCTCCGCCAGTTCAACAAGTTGCGGAGGCAACTAAGAAGAGGGTTGCTACCGAAAAAGGCAGGATTGCTGCAGGGGAAACTGCAAAAACAAAAAGAGGCAAAGATATAACCGATGCTCAAGAAATTGCAAATATCCAAAATGACCAAAGCGGATTCATTAATCCCAACGTTTATCAAGGAAGAAATTTTCAACCTGGGTATGAGGGGGGAAATATAGATTTTAATGCACCATATGCTGTTTATGACCCTAGAATCGAGCCGCAACAAATAAGAGTGTCTGATAGTCCTGCGGGTATGAACACTAGTACAGTTCCTATATATGACCCAATTGCAATCACACCTTGGGCTCAGTTAAGCAAAGAAGACCAGAAGCTTAGATTAGAAAAATATGGCACTGTTTCTACTCCATACGAAAACAAGATTGACTTGTTGCCATCCAATGGAAGTGGTAGTATGAGAATGAGTGTTCCAGTACAAGGAAGTCCAACAGGTAGAATTGCTGTAAAAGGTAGTGGTATTTCAGGTAGCTCTCAAGGAGGAAACAACAAGAAAGCGACAGGCTCTATCAGAGTAACTGGCGGAGGCGGAAATGTCCCAGCAGAAGCAGTATTCCTAACTAAAGGGAAGAAGAGCGCTAAAGGACAAGGACAAGTTGTAATCCAAGGTGGACAAGGTCAGGGTCAAGTTGTAGCCCCTCAGCGTGGACAATCTACTACAAGTATGTTAGGGATGGCTCCAGAATCTACTTATATTCAAAATGCGCCTGCTAATAAGAGAAGTCAGCAAAGTATTGATGACGAAAACTTTGACAGAGTAATGCAGTCTTTAGGCACTGAAACTCCAGAGGGACAATTGCCAGAGGGAATGAATGAAGCACAAGACGCTAATAGTCAGTACGCTTATACTCAGCCTTATAGAGTAGTTAATGCGTATCGCAGAAGCGGTGGAATGACAGGCTACAGATACCCCGACAAGCATCCTTTAAGTGGAAAGCAATTGCCTTTCACATTTATGGTGTCTCCAGATGGAACGATTATGGACGCAGGGTTTCAAGGAAAAGCAGGTGATATAGGCAATACAATCTGGGGATACGGAGACAAAATTGCAGACCAGAGAGAAAAATTCATAGGTAAAAACATATCTGAACTTGACAATATTGACAATCTTTATATGTTCTCTGAGGGGCAAGGATTTAACAGAGATTACAATCCAGTTGCAGGAGAAGAGTCATTAGGTAATGGTTTTTATAGAAAAATTGCAACAAATGCTACTAAGCAATTTGCTGACCCTAAAGGAAGAAGAACTAAAGAGCAAGTTGCAAAAGAGATTCAAGATTTAGCAAGTAAGAAAGAGGCAAACAATTGGTGGAATTCCATATCTCAAACAAGATAAATTCTGAACTCAGATAAACCATATAAACGACACTGCCCTGTATGCCAAAAAGAACTGGCGTATAGTGCGGTGTCGGAAAGAAACAGGTCGGTCAAGAATAACATTCCTTGCAGGTCTTGCTCTAGCCTTTTAAGAAATCACAAAGGCTCTTACGAAGAGATACCTGTAGCTTGGTTTAATAGTAAAACAAGAAGAGCTAAGCAAAGAGATTACGAGTTTACGTTAACAATAGAAGACATTTGGGACATCTACATCGCGCAGAATAAAGTCTGTGCCTTGTCTGGTGTCCCAATTGATTTTAAGGGCACAGCATCTTTGGACAGGATAGATAATTCACAGGGGTATGTGCGCGAGAATATACAGATAGTCCACAAGGATGTTAACTATATGAAATATATCTACTCCCAGGATTACTTCATAAAAATTTGTAACTTAGTGGCTTCAAAACATAATGTTGAGAGTGATGAAAAAATCAGCTAAGTATTACGCAGCTAACCCCGAATCAAAGGCTAAGAAAGATGCCTACAATAAAGAGTTTAATCGCAAACCAGAGCAACGCGCTAAGAGAGCGGAGTTAGTTAAGGTTAATCGCGAACGCGGTACATACGGCAACGGAGATGGAAAGGATGCATCTCATACTAGCAAGGGTATTGTAATGAAAAAAGCCTCCGTAAACAGAGGCTCTAAATCAGATTCTCCTGGCGACAAGCGCGCAAGAGGAGGAAAGTAATTACTTTGTATCTTCATCCTCGCCTAAAAAATCTTCTCCTTTGTAATCAGGATGATTATTTTGCATATACTCTATACCCTTAACCCAGTTGTAGGTTATAACCATTGCTATAGCAAATGGAATTAAAAATGCAAATAGTGCTGTCATTTTAGTAATGTTGATTCGTAAATAGCGTGAGCTACTGTTGTTGGGTTAATTGGTTTCTCATACAATCCTACCAGATTCTTAGCAGGAACAAAATACGCTTCGAAAGTCTTAGGCAAGGTAACGATTACTAACGCTACAATATCTGCATCAGATGGATTGTCGACCAATCTATCTTCAGTAGAAAAAAGCCAGGATACCAGCCTGTCGTCCTTACTCATAAAAGACTTAACGTGAACTTGCTTTCCGTCGGCTACTATATCTGCCGCGTGAGACTTCCTTTTCTTTTCATAGATAACTATGTCAGGTGGACTCACAATCTTGTACTCAGGGAAAGATATGAGCGTATTAAAGACAGCATACTCAGCCATCTTACCTATGTACGCCCACTGCTTTAACTTAATTAAATTCCCCTCTCCTTTTGTCGTATAAAAATCTTGTTGATTCGATGCGCTTTCAAGCGAGAATCTGTTACATAAATCTTCTTGGTAATTACTAGGCTCTATAAGCTTTAGTTTCTTTAGTTGCATAGGATAAAATGTGAACGGTTAACTTATAGTGTTTCTTTCCTAAGTTCTCATCAGGATAAATCTGGATACCTTTGCAGAATTTCTTGGAGTCATCTACTATGTAGTGAGCTTTCTTCATAGTATCCTCTAATATCTTAATCATAGGCACGGTATTGCTGGCGTCTAAGCGACTATTGAAGTACAATGTGATAATATACTTGTCTATCTTTTTTGCGCGCTTAGGAAGCAATTTTAGGAAGAGGTTAGCCCAGAACTCTTTTTCTTTATTACGAAAAGACCAGTGTCTATTAGCGTACCATTTGTTAAGAGATAAGTCAACCCCCTCCCATTCAATTTGAATTGTTGCAATCTCTTCGTCTATTATCATTAGTGGATAACAATTGTCTTGTCATTTACAGTAACACTAATATCGACTGAGACTTGATAACCGTTAGCAGATAGGTTCCTGACCATCTTAGCTATGCGATTCAATCCTAATCCGTAAACATTCCTCTCTAATTGAGACACCTGTTGGACAGTATTGAACCCAGCTAATGGAGCGAACTCTACCTGCTTTAAGTTTAACTCTTTTCTAATTTCTTTTATTATGTTTGTCATTTTCCCTTTCTTTGGCGAATCTAGCTTTAGCTGATTCTATTTTTTGGCGGTGTATTTTATCTAATTGAGCGCCAAGATTCTGGTATATCTGGTTAAATGTTAATTGATTCATTACGATATAGTTACTCTAATTGTTGTTGAACTTGATTTAACTGCAGGATAAAACTCAGTTGTCTCTCCTGTCTCTTCGTCTACAATAGTAGTTTTCTCTTTAAGAGTCTTAGTAAAAGCTTCGATGTCTTTCAACTTTTTTGTCTCAGCATCTACGCGTTTCTTTTGCTCTGCCCAAGCAGATGACGCAGAACAGTCCCACTTAACCCCAGATTCAACTGTTTTAACAGTAGTTCCCAGCACATCTGCTTCATTTCTATCATACGATTCTAGCTCTGTAATAGCATAATCTTTCAATCCTTTTTCTAATTCTTCTAAAAGGAATATGTATTTTCTGCACAATGCTAAATCTTTGATTGGCTCTCCGCCATTGTAAGCCAAGTTCTCAAGGTATTGGCTTACAATGTTTGTCATTTCTCGTTTATCAGCGGAGACAATCGTGGTCTTCTTAAGTGTTGCTAAAGCTTCCATAATTAGAACGGTAAATCGCTAGAGTCAGATGGTTCGTCAAATGCTGGAATAGAAGACTCCTGTACTGGAATGATTGCAGGTTCTGGAGTGCTATCGTAATGCTCTTCTGTATGATTGTCTGCGCTATTCTTGCGAGCCTTAAAGTATTCTTGTAACAAATCATAATTCTTATCAGACTTATCGCTTACTGATGCTTCAATAGCAGAGCCTAATTCGAATACAGGCACACTGTGCTTAACTGAACCTTTCTTAGCATCTAATGCTCCAGAAATCTTAACGTAATTGCCTAGGAATGCCTTGCGATTCTCCTTTGCAAAGTCAGACCAAGCCGCCAAAGCAGCGCCTTTGAATGAGAAATTAACAATCTCTCCATCTAATTCAGCGTATAAGCTAACAGTGTACTTGCCACCAGCTGCTTTAAGCTTGTCTTTGATTGCCTGATACAATCCCTCAATTACAGTTCCTTTGTGCTTCCAGGCTTTAACAGAAAAAGGTTCTGTAAGCGTAGACTTAACCTCATTAGAAAAGATTCTTGAATCAGAGTCTTCGTGCCATCCTTTGATGGTAGCCATCTCATCATAATGAATGAAATTAATAGGTAACGGCAAGTTTCTATCTTTCTCCGTTTCCTTGTCCCAATAAGTGAAACACTTATCATTAGACGCCCAAGAAAGATACTTCTTTACAGGGGATTGCAATGTTGTTGCGTAAGCATCTGAACGTGCCATATTTTTTGTTTGTTTGGTTTAATAATTACTAACTAATTCTTCTTGCGCCAGGACAACTATCCTAACTGTCATTCTTCTCAATTGTCTTTCGACTCTTGACTTTAATACACCTCTTCTGGTATAATTTTGGGGGTCTGATGCGAGTACCTCAGCCTGGCTGACTACGTCGCTGTAGCGTGTTTTTCTCATTGTTTGATTGATTTCTATGACAAAGTTAATAAAAACATTTATTAATGCAACAATAAGTGTAAATAATTTACAAAAAAAATAGCCCGTATGACAGGCTACTTTTCGAACACACAATGAAATCAAATCAACAACTATTCCTTAAACGCTTTTTTGCTTGGTTGGGTAACGTACTTGTATGTTACAAATTCCGCGCCATCATAAAACTTGACTTCATTTTCTGCCTTAGTGTCATTTTTGAAAGCAGCTAACTCTTCTTCTAACTTAATCACATCTTTTTTAAGTCGAGTAAGGTACACCAGGGCGTCCATTAGCTCTTCTCTTAGGTGTTGTGCCCATTCAGAAACTGACAAATCCGTTCTATCCATATCGGTTCCGTATTTATCGTATCCCTTTTTGGCTCTATCCCCAAATTCTTTTATGATTTCAAATACTACACTGTCTGTGAATGTAGTTACTTGTTCAACTTCTTCATTTTTCAACTCCATATTCTCTAAAAATTTCTGATACTCTGGTTGCACATTCTACTTTCTTATCATTCTCTAACATCTCTAATTTTAGAGCTATCTCAAATAGATAGTCTACTTGTTGTGATGCGTTAACAAATTGTTCGACTACTGAAACAGAATCATTTTTATCTCCAGCCGCTATTAAAGCATCTACCTGAGACTCCAATTCTTTCACTAAAAGATTAGTGTACTGCTTTATTCTGTGGTAATGAAAGTTTGACGGTGCAACTTTCTCGTCAATAAAGTCTCTAAGCGACTGGCACTTAGCGTAATAGGATATCATATCCCGAATCTCTTGGTCATCCAAGGCTCTTTTTTTTGTTTTCACGTTGTTGGTTGGTTTATGTATGCTTTTGCTGTTCTAATGTCTAATTTGCCTCCTCGGTTCTTAAAGTATTTGCATATTGTATTCAGTGATATGCCTAGCATATAAGCTTCTTGCACAAAGATGCTCCTGGCTTTAACTACCCATCTTACCTTTCCGTCCTTAATGAAGTTGTCAATTAATGCAATGTTAACTTTCTTTTGCGATTGCTTTACCTTTTGCCTGGTAAGGCTGTCTAAATACTCAAAGTCCTCCGCTAATTGCTTCCTGTAAAAGAAAGTCTTTGAGCGATTGTTTCTCTTTTCAAGACCAATGAATCCGTAATCAAGTAAGAATACAATGTATGGATAATCACAACTCTCGCATCTATATGACTTGCCCAGCTGTCTCCTGATTAATCTCAAATCATTATTATGACCGCATACCTTGCAAACAGTCCTATGGTAACTCATTACATCTTAGTTGACAATCGACCAATTACATCTTCAACAATCTTTCTTGTTAGCTCTTCCTGGTCTTCTGGCATTGATTTATTCTTCTCAGCAAGGCTTACTCTTTTTAGTAGCCATTGCAACTCGTCAATTCGAGTCTTGTATTCGTCGCAACGCTCTTCGCTAACGTACTTGGTTAGCTTCTCTTGGTTGGCGTCTTTTAGCTTTGCCCGCATATTGTTCATACGGTCTAGTATTATTTTCTTTATCATATTATAAATCTAGTAATCTCGTATGCAGAATTTGCGCATAAGATTGCATAGTCATATACTGAATCATTAATAAATCTTCGTGCGATTTAGATAATTTTTCTCTATGATTAGAGTTAATAAAATCTTCTAGTTTTGATATCCTTTCTGTTAACTCTGAGTATTCAGTTTGTAATCTTAATTTGAACTCTTCCATTTTATTATTTATTTAGTTAGAGATAAGGACGGGACTCGAACCCGCAATGTGGTCTTTCAAAAAGAAGCTTACCATTTAGCCTTATCGGACTTGAGCCCGTTTGCTATCCACTACCTTATCTAGTCGAGAAATATGGAATCGAACCATATTGATGACCGCTCATACATCCTATGCTTCCTTGGTAGCTACCCCAAGTACGTAACAAAGCTCGGTCTACTTCCTGTATTTGCAGTTTAATCATCGGACTTCCCTCGAAGCCTGCGTTACCCAATCCGCCTTTTCTCGTGGCGCAGGTCTTTCCCCGCTGTCATTACTTGTAACCTTGCAGTGGCTAGCCGTGTATTGAGGGTTATACGACTGAGAACCTCATTGCCAATATTTATAGTCGTATATTTAAACAAGTAAATTGCTGTCTTTCCAGCTGTCGGTATTTTTTACGCTTCCTAGAGTTATTTCTTAACCCTGTTCGACCCGTAGCGTATGGGTTTGGCAACCGTCTATGCAACTCTGCCAACACTTCTATTGTTGCATCAGGTACGGTAGTCAGGACAGGTACTGCCCCTGTTGTTGGTCTTTTGCAATAAGGCTCACCCAAGTGTTACTTTTACACCACCTGACTATTTTTTAAATCACCAAGGTTCTAATCCTTGAACTCCCTAGAATGCCATTTTCAGTTCGTAAGACCCCAAAGAAGATTTGAACTCGACCGTTTTATCTCTCGTGTACCAATTGGAATGATTTAGTAATCAGGACAGGATTCGAACCTGTAATCTTTTTGCCTTAACAAAGGTATCGGACAGAGAATCCAAATGCGTCTACCCATTCCGCCACCTGACTATATAGTTATCCTCACACCAACTCAGATAACTATGTTTTGCTCCCTCCCTACTCACACCGAGACTTCGTGCTATTCGGTAATATGGTGACTAACTGCTTTTAACCCTGACCCAAAGATAGGTAAACGTTTTTGTTAAGTCAAATTTTGGGACAAATAAATCTTAAATTCTCTTATCTGCCTATAAGATGCCTGTTGTGCTCGTCCTTTGGCGTGAATCAATCTATTAAGGTTGACTTTAACCATATCAATGTCGCTATGCGTAACAACTCCCTGCTTAAACCTTAACTCCTTGCTTTCAGTATTCTCTTCAAGGTACTTAGTAGCCCACTGGATTGCTTTTTCATAGTTTTCATTCTTTGCATTGTCTGCCATCGTACATCTACCTTATAAAAATACCATTCAAATAATCTAATATGGGGGACAATATTATAGCGCAACTCTCTAGGAACATCCTGATATTTTTCTGCGCGGTATATAATTCCCCAGAGTTTAAGGTAGTAACCTCTAACTCTCCTGAAGTTGTATCTCTTGAACTGCATCTCTGAATTTGCTGATAGTGGAGGCATTCGTTTTAGTCCATCCGTTATAGGACAGGTTAGCTTCAATTCTGTCGTTGACCGCTCCAAGTAATCGGTAGCGGTAGTTCCCTTGTTTGTCATAAAAGTTTACTTTAAGTTCATTGTAGTCGACAACACAAACCTCGTTTGCATCTGCTGACTTGTAGTGCATTAATTTAATCTTCTTCATCTTCGTCATATGTTAATTGTTTAACTAAATCTTCCATATACTGCGCTTTCATTGCGACATCCTTGTTGCCATTCCAAAACTCGGAGTAGTTCTCACGAGGGATAGCGTACCATAGGTCTTCATATGCGTTCCTCCAGAATACATACGGGTACAAAAAGATTGATTTATTTTGCATATTATTATTAGTTACCACCGTGAAACTCCATACTTGCCCTCTTTCCAGCCATCTTCCCTTGCCTTGCTTGCAATTTTCCTGTGCTCTTCCTCTTCTACCTTTAGTAAGGATTCAATCTTATCTTCAATCATCCTTGGGGTATCCAAGTCCATTGGGAATGTTTTCCTTGTCCATTCCAACATTTGTTGCATTGCTGTTTTAGTTTCCATTGTTCTTCTGCTTAAATAGTTCACACATACCGTGTTCGTTTTCAAAAAAATGAGCCACCTTTTCGCCTAAAGAAAAGAATCCAATACAAGCATATCCCATTGCCTCATTCATTCTTCCATTCCCAACTTCTTTATTGAATGGATGCTTCATTAAAGGGGTGCTATACTCGCATTGACAACAACAGCCCTTATATTCTTCCAAGGTGCATTTATTGTTCATCTTCCTTTTTAGGTTTATTCCATATCTCCATAAAATGCTCGCAAGTATTATCCTCTTTGATAGGAGTCTCTGCGAAATACGACTGCCTCCACTTGCTTGGGGTGGCAGTAAAGCGATAACACGTTTCTTTAATGGGGCAATTTTCTCCCCAGCACATTGCTATATCAGGCATTGTATTATCGTTTAAATAAAGCTGGTTGTTTTTGTTCTGGGAAATGTCTATAACCTTTTAAATCATAGGTTACATATTGTCCCATTCTAAATTCTACTATTAAATGGTTCTCTGAATAATCTATTATTCCATTACCATATCTTTCGTCATAAACTCTATCACCTCTTTTAAATTTTTTATCTTCCATTGTCTTGTTGTCTAGTTATATTAAAATTATATCCAAAGTAAGGTAGCGTCTGATTGTCTCCGTAGCCAAGAGTCTCTAATAAATCCTCTAACTCTGAGTCCGACAGAGTTCCGCATTGTAATGCGTAATCCATAACAAGCGCAAGTGCCTGCGTTCTTGTTATATCAATTGTTGATTTCCATCCCATTGTCTTGCGGTTTAACCATCTTTATAAGATTCTCTATACAATAATTCTCACATTGCTCGTATGTTTCAGCGAACATCATAAAACTATTGTCTTCGTCTTTTCTGAACTCGCCTATAATCATTCCGTTGCCTGACTGACTTAATTGTCTTATACCCCCAATCCATCCATACTTCTCCCTAAACCATCTAAATACTTGTTGTTTAAGTGGAGCTATAAAAGATTGATTGTTTGGGTAAACAGGCGAATTCATATTTCTATAATGGAAATCCTTATTACTAGAGTACCAAGCAAAATAATCATTTCGATAATGTTCTCCGTACAATAACTTTTTTAATTCTACGGCTTGCTCGTATGTTACAAATTCTTTTTCCATATTATAATTCTTTAACAACTGTTTCTGTTCTTTCTGCTTTGTAAAACTTTATCATAGCTTCAGCCTGCTTAATGGTCTCAAACCAGCCAGTCATTGGACGCCATTCTTTATATTCCTTGCGCGTCCATTTGTTCTTTGTTACATACAACTCTTCTATACGATATGTTATGTCGTATGTAATATCAGGTGTATATTCTGCTACACCTTTGGTATTTCTAGTAAACGCTGGTTCTTTTACTTCTATTATTCTATATTTCTCCATTGCCTAAATATTTAGCGATTCCTTTTTCTACATCTTCAAACTTCTCAGGATACAACGTAGCCATACTGAAATGACGTCGCTCGTATTCCCATAGTCTGTTGCGTCCCGTGATTACAATCATCAGGTAGTGGTTATTATCTCCACCATCTTTCAATAGCATTACACTGCCTGCGTCAGGAACCATATAGTAAAGATACCCAAGCTCAGTGATATACCTCTTAGTCTTGTTAAGTAGGATTAATTTACTCCGCGTCATAGTCGTATAGCAATAAGAATCTTGATATTACATTTTCATCCATATAAACGTAGTCGTTGTCAGAGAACTTAATCTCTCCATCAATCAGTGTCATCTTATATCTCTTAATGAACTTGATGAAATCGCCAAGGATTAACTTGGGATTAGATAGCTTTGAATTAATCAGATACTGGCTCTGTTCGCCGTTTTCGTAGCCACGGAAATACGCGCTTCTCAAAGATGTCTTAACCTCTTCGAGTACATCTTCTAACCGATGTTCTAGTGTGTCTTTTAATACGTCTTTCATTGCTTGGTTGGTTTAAAATTCTACTCCTTTTAATTCAGTTTGAATGACTTTTATTTTACCATTGTGCATAATATTTATTACATTCATCACGCATTCAGCTTCTTTTGTGTCTAGTAATACCTGATGAAAACTCCCCTCATTGGTCTTAACTATTACTACAGCGTCACATTGTTTAGCATTTACTTCTCTGATTGATTTCATTGTTTTTTGTGTTTAAACATTAACTCTATTGTTGATTGATAATCCTTACATTCAATTACCTGATAACTCTCGTTCTCTTCAAACAACCACACCAGGTACAATCGACCAATCTTAATGTTGGTATTCTTTTCTATTATATACTTATAAAGGTTTAGCTGGAGCGAATACAACTCGTACTCGCATTCTTCTATGAAAGATATAGGTGCTTTAAAACGCTTGCGATACTCTGACTTCATTCGTATCTGCTTGTTGGTTTTATAATCCCATATCTGGTACTCTTTAAGCTTCTCATTATAGAACAAGCAATCCACCATACCCCCTACCCCAAGTTCTGAATCCCCGATAACTAACTCCATTGTGATGGGAGTCAGGGCAGGGGAGGCGTCGCGATAAAAGTCAAGAAACATCTGGACACATACGTCATAGCGTTCCTTAATGTGGTCTTCTCCAAACTTATCTATTACCACCTGAGAGTTGTATGGGAATATCTTGTTGAACCAGTAGCTCTCTGCGAAGTTGTGGACTAGCGTTCCTTTCATTCCCGCAAACTCACGTTTGTAATCCCATTCAGCAAGCACATCCTCAACAGGTACACCCAACTTCTTAGCTGTCTTCTGAGCCATTATCTTAGCGTTGAACTCAGGCTTAAACAGTTTAAGGAATCCAGTCCCAGATACTAACTCCTGTTCCCCGATAAAATACTTATGCGGTTCATCGTAATACTTGATGTGTGAGAACTTTTTAAGCTCTTTGAATACGTTCATATCAGAATGGTGCTATGGTTACATTATTATCAAAATCTACCTCCATCTTATTAATTACAGAATTGTGGTATGCTGGCTCAGCTACGGTAAAGCGGAACAGCTCCTCTTCCTCATCCGCTATCCTATTGGTTGTTACATCGCAATACCTTACCACCCCACCTGTCATACCGTCCCTGTTCTTTAACAGAATAAATTCCAGCGTGTAGTCCATTGGTGGCACAGGTTGATTGTTAGCGCGTGCCTCTGTCTGAGCGTAATAGTACGGTCTATACAATCCAACTACAACAGATGCGTCTTGCTCAATATTACCTGAGCTCCTGATGTCAGATAACTGCGGACGCTTATCGCTCCTGCCCTCAGCTCCGCGGGAAAGTTGACTCAGGCAAATAATCGGGATACCAAGTTTGCGTGTCAGCTTCTGAATTTTATTAGAAACGGAGGACACCTGGCTGAAATCGTCCTGTCCGCGCATTTGATTGTCTCGAATCAGTTGCATATAATCAATTACTACCAGGTCAATCTTATTTTTTCTGCACTCTCCTGTCAAAATCATCGACAGGTAATTAATGTCTCTGTTATCTGAGTCATAAAAATATATCGGTAACTTTTTTAATTCCCTTGCGTTTGATACGCGTATCTTCTTTACGTCCTCCTGTGTGATTCGATTCGCTTTAATGTCGCTGTACTTAAACTCAGGGGCTTCGGATGAAATGTATCGATACATCAAAGATTCCTTGGGCATTTCAAGCGACAAGAACAAAACCTTTTTGCCTGACCTGGCAGATGACTTCGCAACATCTAGCCCTACAATAGTTTTACCCATCGACGGGCGAGCTGCGATAACAATCATTCCCTCTTGCCAGCCACCTAACGCGTAGTTTAACTTGCGCGAGCCTGTATCTATGCCCGAAAATTTAACGTTTCCAGCATTCAATTCCAGCTTAGTCATAACGCTATCGTAAACTTCGCCAAGGGTGAATATCTCAGCAGACTTTGTTCCCTCGATAATATCAGACAAACCGTTCTCGATAATGGATTGCATTGTAGATATGTCGTCGCCATCTTTGATAGCGCAGGCAAGCTGGGTAGATATGTCATTGTATCTGCGCTTGTTTTCTAGCTCGCGGAGGCTAACGCAGACGCTATTCAAATCAAAAGTTCTTTTAGGTAGCAACTTAATGATAGGAGACGCGTCTATGTTTAACTCTGATTCCTTTGATTTAAGGTCACGAAATATATCATAGCGAGTAAATCCCTTGCCATCGATATTGAAGTCCACCATCGAAGCGAATGACGCTTTCATCAGCGGGTCTATAAAGACTTCTGGGTCGATAATTTTAGAAGCGTCCTTAACCAGGTGCGGGTGCTCTAATAAATAAGAGACGACGTCTTCTTCTAATAAGGTATCTACTATGTTGTTTGATTTCATCTCTAAAAGTTATCAGGTATCTCGATTTCTGTTATTTTATTTGCTGATAGTGGAATTGCCGTTGCTTCCAGGAGCACATCGTCATCCCATACCCGATTGCTTAGGTATCTTTCAGGGTCTTTCCTGTATTTTACCTCTCTACTTGCTATGTAACCTGGGAGCGTTAGGAATATAGCGTCTACATCTTTGCTTTTTAGCTTGCTCCATTTACTCTTAGTCTTTTCTTTGCCTACTCTTTTTCCATACATCTCCCAGAACTCTTCAAAGCGCTCATTATATGTATTATCTTCTTTTTTATTATCTTCTTTATTATGTGGTTGAATTTTACCAGAGGTATGGTCATTTTTTACCATAGGGGTATGGTTGAATTTTACCAGAGGGGTATGGTCATTTAATACCATAGGGATAAGCAGTCTCAGCTCCCTTACATCTATCTCCCCGTTAGCTTTTCGCTTAACAATTCTTGATACGATTCCTTTCTGTTCCAGCTGGCTAACCCACTTACGCACGTTCTCAGAGCTGACGCCTATTGCTTCGCCCAGGTACTGGTTGCTTGCGTAACAGTAGCCATCCTTAGCAGATAGACTGTGAATCAATCCCATAAGAACCTTGTGAGAACACGATAGGTCTTCTCTGTTTAATAACTCGAAAGGGATTGCTATAAAACTCATATTTCTTGCAGTATTTTATCTGCTTCTTTAATTGCATTAAGGATGCTGTCTATCTTTTTTTCTAGTATGTCGTAAGCTTTCATCTCTGGCGTAGCATACTTAAACACAGACAGATACTCATCTAATTCTATCTCATAGTATTTCTTGCGGAAACGGACAATAGCTAGGAATGCTTGATTCTTTATATCTTCTATGTTATCCATTAGACAAAAATAAGCCCCCAAACCTTGTTGCGCAGGAGAGGGGGCGGATTCAAGTTGCCTTGAATACCGAATGTGATGACCGCAACTCCATCACATTCGATTAGATTTTCAAATCTAAATAATTTTATTCAATTATACAACCTCTGTTAAATTATTTATATTCATTAACGGAATACCAATAGTTCTAAACATTTCAGTAGGATGAGTAAAGATTAACGTGCGAAAATCTGGCGTGCTATCCAGGTAAACTCCAAAATCTGATATTGATTTATTGACTAACCTGTACTCTACTAGGTATTTCTGCCCCTGGACTAGCTTACTTACTTTTACGTTAGGATTATATACCTCGTAAATTTCTTTTCTGTTGCCACCCTCTGTCAGGTATGTGCCTACTACTTTTCTCATTATTATTTCTTATTTAAAATGATTTCAAAATTGCCCTGGGATGCTACTACATCTCCATTTTTTGTTGTAAATGATATGCCCTTACCGTAGATTCTGAAATTATCCACGCAATAGCTACCAAATTCTGTTCTTATTGTGTATTTGCTGTCATCTCTTGCCAGGAATAAGGTCAGAGCTACGCCTACAATACAAATAGCTCCAACAATTACGATAACTAATTCATTCTGTATCTTTCTCATATTATCCCTCGATTTCTAATTCGTATTGCTTAATCATTACATTGCCAGACTGTGGCTTTGTGTCAGGAGTGGTAGTCACGCGCGAAAAGATAATTCCGTGACGATTTCTAACTACGTTAACCCATACAATAGGTCTCTTCTTTCTCATTACAATTACAGCTGGCTCGTGAATAGCCACCTCTTCTTTAAGCCATCCTATTACATTATTGTGTCTAAATGATACCACCTCAATCTTGTTTTTTGAATCGACTATGTGATAAGCATCGTAGTCTCCCTTTAAATATAATTCGTAGTTAAAAGGAATTGTTTTGTCTGTGTTAATCTCTGTGTTTTGCATTGTTTTATTTGTTTGATTGTTAAAAAATTACGATAAAATAGTATGCTGTTAGTACAAATGCGCCAGCAAGAATTAATTCAATTAGTTCGGTGTATGTGCCCCTAGAATTCATCTTTTGTTATGGTTGTTAGTTTAACTGGGCTAGGGCTTTGGTAGTCAGCTGTCTCGCCATTTGTTACCTCATATATGCTAACATTAATATCTTCCTCATATAAGATATGTATGTCAAATACAGCTCCGTTAAATTCAAAGGCGTTCCATTCATCTAATTCCACATAAGGAATAATTGTCTCGCAGTCAACCTTGTTAACACGAGCATACACGCACATTCTTTGCTTGAATGGGTTTATTATTACATTAAAACTAGTTGCCATTATTCCCCATTTTTGTTACTTCCTCAAAAAATTCTTTCCATTTCTCATCTCCCATTGTATCAATATGATTCTTTAACAGATACAAGTCGTCTACAATTAGGTCGATAAGACCGTCTAATTCTAGGCGCATATACGCGTCTCTGTCCCTGGTTGTAAATGATGCGATACGACAGTCCTCAATCGCATTCAATATCTTTTCTCTGTTGTTCATCAGTCTAGCGCGCTTATAAGTGCCTGGATGTCGTCGATAAGAGAAAATTCCTCATAGAATTCGCTGTCAATACCTCCGTTTGACGTGTACATTCTGTCCGCTAACTTAGAGCGTAATTCTTCCAGCAGTTTATCCGCCAGGGCTTTTGTTGCTTCGTGCTTTGTCATATTGTTATATTGTTTTTTGTTGCGTATTTCGCTACCCATTCAATTTGTTTCTCAGATATTTTGCTTGTCCAAAATAATATGTCTAGTATCTGCCTAATCTTTGGCGCTTCTTTGTCCTCCGCCCTGGCAAACATTTGCTCCTTACAGAATTCGCGTATCTTATACGCAAACTGCGAGCGCTGTTCGCTGTCTGTGCTTAGCACTGTTCTAGCGTTAAAGTCCTCGCCTGGGCTACTCATTCGCGTAGACTAATTCGTTTACGTCGTACTCAATAGGCTCCCAGCTACTGTCCTCAGTATGCTCTCCTATTTTCTCTATTGATTCGTCCTGGCTATCTACCAGGGCTTCCGCGTCGTCAGCGTCTTCCGCCTGGACGTGATAAGTAACGAACGTTACAGATGGGATGATTTGAATTACTTCGAATGTTTTTAATTTCTTTTCCATTGTGTGTTTTAGTTTAGTGTTCTAATTGAATCCAAAGTATTGCAGATTTGCCTGGTCGCGTATCTGCTGTAACATATTAGCTCTGAAAATCTTATCAGCTTCGCGCTCTTGCTTATCAGCGTGGCACTTCTCGCATCTGCCGTCAAAATACTGGTCGTGTCGACCTTTTAATTCACTGCATTCGAAACAGGTCCAAATGTCTTCGGATTTAGTTAGTCCCATTGTGTTTTAGTTTAGTGTGTATCCGTTAATTTCGTATCTCCTAATCGCTTTAATTAGGTTTAATTTGTTATTGAAAATTTCTATGTCCCAGAATGCGCTTCCGTCGCTATGGGTTTTAGTGCCATTGTGCGCGCTTATGCTGTACTTCGCGCGACCTATTTGCGGGTTTACTCTAAATTCTTTTTTCATTGCGATTTGTTTGTATGTCAAAGGTATGTTTAAGTTTAGCCCGTGTCAAATAATATCGACGAACGGGCTAAATGTGTCGACGAACGCTTAAATTAGGTGCCCTCTCTCATTAAATTGATAGCCGTTACCGTCTGCAAAGTCAAAGATATTTTCTTCGCTTGTGTGCGCTTCGTGGTGCGCCTGGATTTGCTTATAAATTTCCTTGCAGGTTTCTTCGTAGACGTCAATAATGTTTTGCTCTATCTTTTCGAATTCTTCTTTTAGTCTGTATTGAGTAGGTTTTAATTCTGGAAAGTCTAGCGTAAAATCGTAGCTTTTTTCGTGGTAATACCGTCCTTTGTGCGTGAATTTAGCATATATCCCGTATTCGCTTAATACCTTAATAGCGCGCTTGTTAGCTGTGAATTTTGAAATATCATTTACCCGCCCCTCAAACATTGCGCCGTCTCCCTGGGAATAGGATAGGGAATAAAAAACATTATCCGCGTCAAATCCTTTGCTGTTAATAAATTCAGGTATAAAATACTCGCTAATTTCGTTTTGTATTGTATCCAGGAAAACGTCCTCTAAAATTTCATAGATTCGGTCCTTTGCGCGCTGTTGCGCCGTGCCTGTTAGTTCCTTAATGCTGTATGCGTCTATTTTAATTGTTTCCATTGCTGTGTTAATTTTTGATAGTGGAATTTATTATTTTGTTACCTGGTATTTCAATTGGAGCTCTACGCTTTCCAGGTCGCGGACTTTTATATCCAGGTATTTATCCCCGTCTTTCTTTGTGAAATAGTAGGTAAACAGGTTCCCGCGCTTGCCTCGCTTTTCCTTTGCGTAACAGATAAAGCCGTTTAAATTTAGGGCGTCTAATTCCGCCCATTTGTTAGCCGTTTGCATATTCTTAGAGGTTTAAAGATTTTATAAATAGATTTTCTTTGTCGCTAAAATTCAGGACTTGCACGCGGGTATTTTTGCACCCGTGTTTAGCTTCTAGCGTCTGGCAAACCTGGCGCGCGCGCTCGTGGGTTTCGCTGTTAGTGTATAAAATTTGTTCGTAGTCCTTTTCGGGTGCGTAACCCCAGACGATAAATTCCGTTTTCATTGTGTGCGTTTTATTTGTTTATGTGTGTGCGTGCCTGTTTCGCCAGGTCTCCCGCGTTCATTAGTTTAATATATAAGTCTATTAAAAGTGTGTTTAATTCGTGGCGCTCTTGCGTCGTGTCTATTTCGGGCGTCTGTTTAATTATCGCCATTAGCTGGTTAAGTTCGCGCGCGGTGTGCTGTACGTTTGCGCCTTGTTCTATGCTGTCAAATTTCATTGTATGAATAATTAAATGTCCGAACCGTGCGCGCCGTCTTGTCGGGGCTGGTGCTTGTCAATTTTACGGGGTTATATCCTGCGCAGGTATAGCCTTTTATTAGCGTTTCTGTGCCTCCCAGGCGTCGAAAAAATTTGACGCTGTCCGCTATTCTTTCCACTGTTTTAAGGTCTACGGCTTCGGTCTCTGTTTCGTATAGCTTCCAGGCTCTGCCGTCCTTTTGGTATCTTTCCGTTGTTTGTGTTATTTGTGGGCTCATTGTCTTTGCTTGTTTAAACTGTTTCTAAATTGTACGCGTTACTCAAATTTTCTTTGTTTGTTAGTTTGTTTTTTAGCTGGAAAAAATTAATAGCTATGTAATTAAACCAGTTGTCTAGTATCTTTTGCGCTTGCTTCGCCTCCTTTGGGCTAGCTCCCCAGGTGCCCCAGTCGCTGGACATAATCGAGCCCCATTCAAACGCCAGATTTAAAATTTCCTCATTCCTGTATTCTATATTGATACAGCTTGGCAAGCCTGGCAAATACTCCGCAAAGGCGCGGACTTCATTACCTCCGTAATACTTGATATTGTGCGCGTATTCGCTTTTAAATGTGTTATAGACAAAATCAATCTTTTGTTTATCTGTCGCCAGGTTTACGCCGTAGCCGTCGCCGTCGATACTGTTTAGGATGTAGTTAAAAGCGTGTTTCTTTGCGTGTGTGTTCATTGTTTGGGGTGTTTAAGGGGTTTACATTAAAGGGAGTAAAAAAGCGCATAGGGTGGCAATTAATAAAGCCGTTAATAGTTCGCCTTTGTCCTGGGCGGCTTCCTCTCCTAAAAAATATACTATTACTTTATTTAATGTGTTCATAATTTCTAAGCGTTTAAGATGTGAAATAATTCGATAGAAGCCCGTGATAGTGAATAAAGCGCCACCAGGGCAAAAATAATTTCTAGGGTTTTAAGTGTCTTTGTCATTGCCTTACTTGTTTAATGGTTTATATGTTGCGCGCTGTACAAATCCTAGCGCCGTGATAAGTGTGCCCACCACCATAGGCACGCCGTAATTTTCTAGCATTTCTGGGCGGTGGATAGTCTCGAAGCAAGACGCCACCAGGGGAGCTAATACCATTAATAGACCCCCGTAAACTGTAACCGCGTTAGCTGTGTAAAATTTGCGGTCTTGTTGCTGTGCGTAATTAGTTGAATTGTTCATTATTTCTTTTGTTTAGTTAGTTTATATTAATAGCTCATTTTATTTACGTCCCATTCCATAAATGCAATAATTGCTCTAAGGGTCGTCACTAGTCTAAACGCGCTGTCCTGGGTTGTCAAATACGCCTTACCGTGAAAATACTTTCTTTCGCTACGCTGTGACGCCAGGCACTCGTATTTTTCCAGGTAGTACGCTAAATTTCCTTTTAGCTCTCTTGCGTTTGCGCTCTCGCTCAAAACCTTTGCACCCAGGGAACCAAACATTAGCGGGCTTGCTGTGTACATTTCGAATAGTTGTTTTTTCGTTGCTTTCATTGTATGCGTTTTTTATGTGGGGGCGTTTTTGCGCCGTTTGATTATGTCACAAGGTTAATACAATAGGGTAATAAGTTCCAAATAATAGTCGACGAACTGGCGTAATGTGTCGACGAAAAAATGAGAATACAATGAATTATTAGAAAAGTACAATGAAAATGCGTGATTTTATGCGCTAACAATACCAGGTAAAACACAGGTAAAAATGCCCATATTTACCAGGTAAACGCGTACCCATATTTCCCCCTATTGCGCGCGCGTCCTGTGTGATTGCGTCCCTGGTAAATGCGCGACAGCTGGCGGGTACTGTGGGGGCGTTAGATGTGAGGCGGGGAATTCCTCGCGAACAGGTGCACGCGTTTACATTTTACGCGGTTACATTGCAAAGTCTAGGCGTTATTTGTTCGCGCGTGTGGGGGTGGGCGTGGGTATGCTGGCGCGTGTACTGTGTAAGCGTGTGAACTGTGGGCACAGTGTAGCGCGTCGCCTGGTAGCCTGGCACAGGGGGCAAATTTTGGAAATTGAAAACGCAAAAGCGACCCCACCCGCTCGCAAAATCCCGTTTGCCAATCCGTGGCGCGACCCGTCGGATAATATATATAACCCTGCGAGAACAGCTACACGCTCCTAAAAATTGACAATCTGGGAATATCTGTATATATTTACGTTTACAAACCAAACAAACATTTAGATGCTTACTTACGATATCAAAAAATCGCCACCAAATACGGTCGTGGTTGAAGTCGGTGCTGCCTTGGATGATACTGTCCAATACGGTAACTTGAAGCTCCATATAGACCCTGAATTTAATCCTACACACTACGCTAGAATCTATGGTAGAGTAATCGCTGTACCAGATGGCAAAGCATACAATGAGGAGTCAGTAGAGATTGAGAAAGAAGTGCAAGTAGGGGACATTATTTACTTTCATTACTTAACAACATCCGATGAAACGAACTGTATCTACGGGAACTATTATAAAGTACCTTATTATTGGGTATTTTGTGTCGTTAGGAGTGGTAATATATTGCCTGTTGGAGGCTGGACTCTGTGTGAGCAGGTGGTTGAAGAACAGTTTGACACCGTTGAAGTCTCTGGTCAAAAAGTTGAAGCGATAACATCTGCTTCTGGACTAGTGATTGGACTCAACAAAAAGACGTCAACAAAATTTGCAAGACTTTCACACATTGGTAAGCCATTAGTTGGGTCGGACGAGCTAAAAGTTGGTCAAGGAGCAATGGTAATCATCAATAAAAACTCAAACTTTAAAAACACCATCGAGGGGAAAGAGTACTATACGGTGCGTCAGGGCGATATTTTGTGTGCAAAAGCTTGACCCCCTATGGTTGAATTTGACCATACCCCCCCCTCTGGTAAAAAATGACCATACCCCTATGGTTGAATTTGACCATACCCTCTGGTAAAAAATGACCATACCTATGGTTGAATTTTACCACATAATATATAAGGTAATAAATAAGAATAATAAATACTATATATCGCGGAGCTCAAACTCATCAACCTAAAAGAAAAAAAAAGAAAAAAAAGAATTGGGACGCCGCGCCGCCCGCCGATTCAATACCGCGTAACATATAGTAGGAAGTAATAAGATATGGCATTATTTAACAACGAAGAGTTTTCCGATTTAGCAATTCCTGTTCTCTCAGAGAACCTTGGAAAAAATCCGATTATCAAACAGGTATTTGGTAACCCACCCAGTTCAGATATTCCACTTATCATTTACGTTGGACTGATATACGACCAGAAGAGTCCACTGCGATTAAAGATATCGAACATACAGGAGCGTAAGGAGGAGGCTGCTGAGATGGCTGGACTTAAGGGCGACCTAGAGAGTATCTTTGATTTAAGGAACGATAATCTGCTTGTCTATATCAATATGTACCTGCGCCATCAATCGTCCAAGGTGTGGTCAATACTGACGGCTAACGAGGAGGTATTGTGGCAATATCAGCAAGAATTATTGACTCCTATTAAGGATTTCAAGAATGACAAGGATAAACTGCAGGCACTTGAGATTAAGACCAAGTTAATGCAGGAGTGTGATGCGATTATCAAACGGATTGAATCCTACGAAGATAAACTGTTTGGGGATACCAAAGAGAAGAAGAAAGAAATACTTAATTTAACGCCTGAAACAATAGCTAATGTATAGGAAGCACGCCAAGGGTAAGGAGTATGAGATTAATGGCATTAAGGTAAGTGTACCTCCGAACGGGTATGTGTTCAACATTATTACTAACCAGTGGGAGAAGAGGGAGATTATGTCGCGGTCTGTTAAGAAAGACTATCAGTACTGGGAAAGACCTGAGCCACCAAAGGACTACGAAACAAAGCGCAAGAAAGAAATTAATACCCAGAAAACAAACCCTGGTTACTTTAATCCTGAGCTGCAAGAATACCGCAACCAAGAATGGGACAGGAGACTTAATGGCTTCTGGTTCTATAACAACGGTCACGCTACCTATATAACAGGTCTGCATTACTTTTACCTGGTGCACTGGAAGTTGGACGTCGGCTATCCGTCGTTCCGAGCAACTGACAAAGAGTTCTTTTACTTCCTGGAGTACTGTGTTCAAGACCCTAACTGCTTAGGAATGGTTGAGGTTACAAAACGTCGCCAGGGCAAGACTATGCGCGCGGGTGCTTTCTTGTTTGAACTAACATCTCGCAGCAGGAATAAGAATGCGGGCATCCAGTCTAAGACTTACGAAGACGCTAAGGACAACGTATTTGCTAAGGGTGTTGTTATGCCGTTTAAATACTTACCCGATTTCTTTGTGCCTATCTACGATACTGAGAAAGGTATGACTCCTAAAGGAGAGTTACGTTTCTTTAAGACTAATAAGCGTGGTGCGACAGACGACATCTTTGCAGAAAAGATTGAATTAGAATCCTCTATTACATTTAAGTCTGCAGATAAGTTTGCCTATGACGGTATGAAGCTCCATAGATACTTAGGAGACGAGGCAGGTAAGACAAAGAACGTTGACGTTTACGACAGACATCAAGTCTTGCAGTTCTGTCTCCAGCAGGAAGAGCATATTATCGGTAAAGCCTTATACACTACAACTGTGGAGGAGATGGAAGATGGCGGGGAATCTTTTAAGATGTTATGGGATGCGTCTAATCAATTAGAAAAGAATAAGAACGGAAGAACACGTTCAGGGTTGTATCAATATTTTATGCCAGCGTATAAGACATTGTTCTATGATAAGTTTGGTCAAGCCGACGAAGAAAAAGCCAAAGAGTTTTATATGGCAGAACGTGCTGCCCTAGAAACAGACCCGCGAGCATTAGCTTCTTTTATCAGAAAGAATCCTTTTACAATCGGCGAAGCATTCTTTAGCGAGGCAGAAACTTGTTTGTATGATGCGATGGCATTGAACAGACAGATGGAATCTATATCGTGGATTGCTGAAAAAGATTTATATTTGCGTGGAGAATTTGTTTGGGAAAAAGCGGAGCGTGACAGTAGGGTTGTTTTTAACGAGACCTCTAATGGAAAGTTCTTAGTACATAAGAAATTCCAAGTCCACGACTACGCAAGCTTTAATCAGGTTGAGGAGTATGGAACAAAGAAAGCTCCAAAGGAGAATAAGAAGTACGCAATAGCAGTTGACCCTTTTGACCATAGCATTACGACAAGTAAAGAGCGGTCAGATGGTGCTGCATATGTGTACAGGAGATATGATGCGGTGGATGAGTTTAGTGAGACGTTCTTAGTTGAATATCTTAATAGACCTGAAAAGGCTGAGATATTCTACGAGGATATGATTAAGCTTTGTCATTTCTTTGGATGCGAGATACTTTCCGAGGATAACAAAGTTGGCTTAATTAAATACTTTGAGTACAGAGGATATGAGAAGTTCTTGACTAAGATGCCTAATTCCAACAAGTATGGAATCTCAGCAACAGTTAAGACGCATCAGCAAATTGCAGAAGTTACCGAAAGCTACATTACAGAAAGCGTAGAAAAGGTTATCTTTATGAGATTATTGCAAGACTGGTTAAAGTTTGATATTAACAAGACGACCAAGTTCGATGCCGCGATGGCATCTGGTTACACGTTAATACAGGCTAACAAGTCTAAATTTGTAGGAAAAGTAGAGCAAAAACAACATATTTACGACATAAGGGAGATATTCCCATTTTAAGCTATGATGGAACAAGATGTACCAAAAAATGTAGACTTTCCAAGTCATTTAATTGACACTGACAAGAAAGATAAAACCTGGATTAGCCAGTATATCAAAGCAGCGTGGAGAGATTTTGGGACTTATTATCCTAATCAATTATACAACGGTCGCGAGAATTATCACGAGATTAAGTTGTATATGCTTGGTAAACAGTCTGTTAGCAGATACAAGAAGTTAGTCAACCCATCGTCCACTGCTAATGAAGACCAATCAACGTCCAACATAAGCTGGGACATCTTACCTATTATCCCTAAGTTCCGTCGTATTGCGCTTGCTACATTAATGAAGTCTGACTTCAATATCTCTGTAGACGCAATTGACCCTATCGCACAAGACGACAAGAACAAATTCTACGCAGACAATGCGGCTAAGTTAATCCTTAAAGAAGAATTCCAGAAGCAAGGCGTTGACCCAGAATTAATTCCTAACGCTGACGTTGATGCAGCTAATCTTAAGGAGCTTGATATGTATATGAACTATTCATATAAGCATAGAATGGCTATTGAGATGGAACAGGCTATTGACCTTGTGTTAAATATGAATAGCTTTCCACAAGAACGTGCGTTAGCTATTGAAGACCTGCACGACTTTGGTATTGCAGGATATAGAGAATACTTTGACGCTGCGGGCAACATTAAGCTTCGTCGTGTGAATCCGTCTAATATGGTTATGTCTTATACGACTAATCCATCATTTAAAGATGTTCAGTATATGGGCGAGGTTGTTGAAATGACAATCTCCGACTTAAAGGAATTAGCTGGCGAGCAGATTTCTGCTGAGCAATATGAAATGATTGCCGAAAAATACACGAATAAGCTTGGTAATCCAACTTTAGTTAAGAATACTGGTTTTAATCAGACTCGCAACTACGACGGTTTCCGTATTTCAGTGCTTGATATTGAGTTCTACTCAGTAAACAGTATGATTTTAGAAGAGCGTGTTAATTCAAAAGGCAACATTGTTGTTGGTCGCGCGTCTAAAGTTAAAGGAAACCGCAAAGATAAAAAATATTCTAAGACTGACTACAAGGTTGTTTACCAGGGCAAATGGATTGTAGATAGCGATGTATTCTTTGATTGCAAGCTTGCTACGAATATGAAGCGCGCTAAGTCAGACTTGACTAACACATCTTTATCTTTCCACGTTGTAGCTCCTAACATTTATCAGATGGTTACTTATTCATTAGGTAGCCAAATGAAAGCTATTGCTGACCAGATTCAGTTAGCCTGGTATAAACTACAGAACGTAATGCTACGCGCGCGTCCTCGCGGTATTATGATTGAAATCGGCGCTTTAGAGAGTGTGCCTATCGGTAAAGGTGGCAAGGCTCTTAAGCCAATGGAAATCATTGACCTATACAACCAGACAGGTAACTTGGTGTACCGTAGATTGTCTGAGGAGGGTTCTGCAAGTAACTATAAGCCTATTGAAGAGCTTGATAACGGTATTGGTAATGAGGCAGTGCAGTATTTTAATATCATTACTAACAATATCCAGTTACTTCGCGACATTTTAGGATTTAATGAGATTACGGACGGTTCAACACCTGACCCGCGGACATTAAATGGTGTGGCGAAGTACGCATCCGAATCTACTAACAACTCTTTAGACTTTATTAAGCGTGCTGAGAGAGAGTTATTAGAGAAATTATGCTACGCGTTAACGCTTCGTATCCAAGATTCTGCTGAGAATGGCACTATCGAGGGATATATCCGCGCGCTAGGTAGTTCTTCAGTACAATTCTTTAAGTTAGACCCTAACACAAGTGCTCACGAGTGCGGTTTAGTGATTAGCCAGAAGCCAACAGAGTTTGAAAAGGAGAAATTTGCGCAACGAGTCAACCTTGCTATTCAATCTGGACAAATTACTTTAGCTGACGCTATTATGCTAGAGAACCTTGAGAATATGAAGTATGCTGAGGTAATGCTTGCATACAAGATTAAGCAGAACGAGGAGGAAAAGCAGAAACGTGCTATGGAGCAGCAGCAAATGAATGGTCAGATTCAACAGCAATCTGCTCAGGCAGCTGAGGCGGCTAAGCAACAGACTCTTCAAATGGAAATCCAACTTAAATCACAGTATTTACAGCTTGAAAAACAACTTGAGGGTCAGTTATTAGCAATGAAACTGCAGAACGAAGCTATGATTGAGCAAGGTAAGCTTGAGGGCAAGATTAATACTGCTAAAATAGAGGCTGATTCAAGAGAATATATTGCTCAAATTAAAAAGAGCGAAAAGGCGCTTGGAATTAAGTAGGAATAGTTTATACATTTGCATAACCAAACAATAATATAATATGGCAGAGCCAATTAACTTAGACGATTTATTGTCTAAAAACGAACCAATTGTTGAAACACCAGAGGAAACATCAGAGACTTCCGAGGAAACTTCTAGCGCAGATGATAGCGCTGAAGACCAAGGAGCTGGTGATTCTAGTGAAGATAATGAGTCTCAGAACGTTGAGACTTCAGTAGAAAATACTACGCAAACAGAAGAGAGTTCCGCAAATGATTCTGATTTATCAGATGGATATGCAGAGGAAACCGTTGTGCAACAAACTGATACGACTCAGTTTGAGCAAGAGGAGCCTCAATACGAGCAACCAGAAGTTCCGCAGTATCAGTTTAAAGACCCGTTCATTGAGAAAGCTGTCCAGTACTACGAGACGTATGGTACGCTTCAGCCTTTCTTAAGAGCAACCGAAGTCGACTACAATGAAATGACCGACTTGGAGATTCTAAAGGTAAAGTTCGACACTGAGAACTTTGATTTAACTCCCAAGGCAAGACAGAAGTTGTTTGACAAGGAATTAGAAAAGTACGGCTTAGACGCGTATGACGAAGAAGACAAAGAAGTTGGCGAGGCTTTATTAAGGCGAGATGCACAAAAGCTAAGGAAGACTTTTATGGATGAGCAAATGCAATTCCTAAACAACGTCACAGCGCCACAAGCACAACAAGGTCCATCGCAAGAGGAACTTGCTGCTCAACAAGAACAGAGCAGAAAAATTATTAGTGAGGGAATCGCCAGTGTTGTCAATAACAACATCATTAAAATTGGGGCAAACGGAGAGGGTATTAACTACCAGATTCAGGACCCAAATGTTGTAGTTGATTACGCTATGGATTCAAACAAGTTCCTTTCCATCTTTGCAAAAGACGGAAGTGTTGATTGGGATAAGTGGACAAAAACAGTTGCATTCGCACAGAATCCAACTCAATTTATAAGCGAATTAATTAAACACGGCAAGTCTTTAGGACGCAGAGCTATGGAATCTGAGCTAAAGAATGTCGTTCCTCCGACAGTTAACAAGACGGTTGTACAGTCTAACAATATTGAAAGACCATCAGACGACCCAATTGCTTTCTTACAAGGAATGACGGTTACAAAAAAATAGTGTTTAACAATTAAATTATTTAAAAAATGGCTATTGGAGCAGGTAACATCGACAGAACATTCTTGTCGACTGTATCATTCACAAACACGTTAGAGCAACGTGAAATTTTAAAGGACGTTCTTGACATCTATGATGAAGAAGCGTCTATGTTGGACGTTTTAGATTGGACAGGTAAGGCTAAGGCTTCTGCTCAAACTGAATTCTTCACAGTTCAAAACAACTTCTTGTATGCAACTGCTACAGTTAAGACTCCAGGTACTTCTGCGGGTTCTGCTGGTGCTTCAGTTGACATCACTATTGTTGGTTCAACTTCAGTTAAGCCTGTAGTAGGTGAATTGATTTTGTTCTCTAACGGTGTAGTAGGTTATGTATCAGCTATCTCTGCTGCTACTGACGCTGTTATCACTGTTAAGCCAGTTAACTCTGCGGATGCAATTCCTGCTGCTACAACTGGTTCTAAGTTATCGTTTATGTCTAACGCATACGCTGAGGGTACTGGTTCTAACCAAATGCGTAAGTCTGACTTAATCAAGCGTTCTAACAAGTTGCAAATCTTCAAAACTAAAACTTCTATCACAGATATCGCTTACGGTTCTAAGATTGAGGTTGAGTTTAAAGGCAAGCCTTACTATTTCTTAAAGCAACAACACGATGCGTATTTGAAGCACCGTATGGATATCCTTTATGCTATCTTGTTCGGTCGTGAGTCTGCAGGTTTAACTGATGCTTCTGGTAACGCTATCAATACAACTCGTGGTTTACGCGATACTATCTTAAACGCTGGTGGTATTTCTTCTTCTACTGGAACTGGAAACGCAGTTTCTTTAGCTGACTTATCTGCTTTATCTCGTTTGATGGATGCTAACCGTTGCCCATCTGAGTATTTATTATGGGCTGGTGCTGATTTCGATAACGCTTTTGATACTAGCATCACTGCTGCTACTCAATTCGTTAACGGAGCTGTAAACTACGCTTCATTCGGTGGCAAGAAAGAGGTTGCTCTTGCTTTAGGAGTTAACTCAATCGCTGCTTACGGACGTACTTTCCACAAGAAGCGTCTTAACGCTTTATCACACCCTCAAATCACTTCAGTTGGTGGTGCTACAGTATTCTCTAAAGAGGCTTACTTAGTTCCTGCTGGCAAGATTAAGGTTGAGCAAGGTGGTGGTCAAGTAGACCGTATGATGATGCGTTATTTAGAGATGCCAGATGGCGTTAACTCTCGTTTCCGTGAGAAGATGTTGGGTGGTCTTGCACCAACTCCAACTTCAGACACTGATACTTTAGATATCGTGTACACTTCAATCGAGGGATTAGAAACAGTAGGTAACGAGCACTTCGTTAAGTACTCAGTTTAATCTTAGATTAATTGACAAAGAGAGGGGGAGCAATCCTCCTCTTTTTTGTTTTAAGAATAATTGATACATTTGCGTAACCAAACAAAATAAAAATGAAAGCATCAGACTTCAATCTTCTATCAGAGAAGATGATTAGAAAGCTCAAACCAAACGAAAGAGCTATTTACCGCGTAAATAATGTGCGTCCTGACCCTGATAATCCAGGTAAGTTTTTAATGCCATCTGCTCTACAGATTCGTTCAACAGACGTTGTTCTTGACAAAGGAACTAACGAGTTTGTGCCAATCGCAGCAATTGAGCGTACGGACATTGACGGCAACCCAACATTTATCAACATTGTATTTAATGCAAGCAACTTAGGATACTTATTCTTGAATGGAAACAATCCAGTTCATCAGAAGATTTATCAATACGTTGAGTTGTGTAACTGGAACGAGTCTAATCCAGATAGAAATCAAGAGGAAGAATCTTTATTCTCTCGCATTGATGCACAGAAAGAAGCTAAGACAGAAAGAAGCTTGCGTAAAGTAATCGTAAAAGCTGTTAACTTAGCGCTAGATTTAGACGACACTAAGGCAAGAGAGGTTGCTCTAGCACTTGGTATTGACGCAGAATCTAATGAGGAATTGCGTAACGAACTTGAAGACTACGCTGGAGATAACCCAGAAGAGTTCTTAGAGATTGTTGAACGCGCTTCTTTAGCTAATGAGACTGCGTTAAAGGACGCTGTTAAGAAGAATATAATTAAGAACGATGTTAACGCATCGTGCTTCAAATGGGTTGAAACAGGAAAAGTAATCTTTACTTACACTAAAGGTAAGGACAAGAACTACTTTAAGGAATTAGCCGACCACTTAGTAGAAACAAATCAAGATGAGTTAGAAGCCATCAAGAGCCGCCTAGGCTAAATCCGATTACAGGATTGATTTGTTTGGTTGGGTTAATAAGAGAGCGCTGCATATTGTAGCGCTTTTCTTTTTTTAAAGCAATATAAAATATCGTATATTTGAACAAATTATCCTAAGCTGGTATGCCTGCAAATTTTAATGCCCAATTTATTGTAAACGAAAAGACATCTACAAGGGTGTTGCGCCTGACGGATACTTCGACAGGGTTCGTTTTGGCTAAGGGTAACTTTTCAGTTACGTTTCCTGATGGCTCTAAAGTAGAACATACTGACTTTATTTCTCCAGACATTACTTCGCCAGGAGGTTCAGTTGACATTGCTTTAATTACAGATAATGACAATACGATTCTTACAGGGAATTATATTATTGATTTTGTTGCGCTAAATTCCGTATCAACGTCATTTATTTCACAACAGACTTTTGATTTCAACTGGGAAAAGCCAACTAAGGCAATTATTAATGATTCCGATGTTGTTTTGCCAGAGGTTCAGTTCAAGGATTTAACGGCATATGAAGTGTCTGGAAGTTTTTCTGGAACGCTAACTAGAAACTTTTATACCACTACTCCATCAACAAGTGAGGTAGGAGTAATCACAAAGACTAGCGTAGGAGACATTTTAACGCCCTCTCACAGCTCTAAATACTACGAGGGGATATATGTAGTCAAGTCGGATATTTCCGTGGCTTATACGCACACTTCTAAGAGTTGGTTAACGGTAAGTTATGTTGATTTATTGCAAGAAACTTACGATATCAGAGAAGTTCCAACTCAAGAAGAGTTTGTTGCAATGATGAATACTTATAAGACCCAAATTGAGGCTTATAAGTCGACTAATCCAAGTGAGTACGAAATACTTAATGAAGAATATGACTTAGTCCTTGGACTGTACTCTCATTTAATTGCTAGATTTGAAACAGAAACCCTTGATGGCAGTAAGTCTATAATAGACCAATTAATAGGTTTGCTTCCTCCAATGGAGCCATATAGCTATAAGGCAACGCAAATGTTACCTTTTAGGATGTCTACTACATATATGACATCCTTTAAAATATCTGATGGAACAACATTAGACCCAATTAATAAGGGGGAGACGCTTACATTTGAATCTGCAAATGCTGGATTAGGCATTGCAGTAACTGACAATAAAGTTACCTTTACAGCGAAAACCGCTTACGTTCATACTCAGACTGTTGCAGCCGCCGTATGGACAATTACACATAATTTAGGCAAGTACCCGTCCGTTAGTATAGTTGATTCTGCAAATGATGAAGTTATCGGAGAGGTACGTTATACAAATACAAACCAGGTAGTAGTAACATTTTCAGCAGCATTTAGCGGCAAGGCATTTTTAAATTAACATAAGCAATGGCAAAGAAGTTTTTAACCAATTTAGATTTAACTAAGAATCAGATATTAAACGTCGCGATTCAGAATCTATCATCAGCTCCATCATCTCCAGTAGTTGGTCAGGTGTATTTCGATACAACAGACCTGCGTATGTATTTCTACAACGGTACTGCTTGGGTAGATATGTCTGGAGATATCCAAGATGTATTAGGCGGTGCAGGTTTAAGCGCTTCTACTGAAAGCGATGTTGTAACCCTTAGTGTTAACGTAGACAATGCTACGATTGAAATTAGCACTGACACGGTTCAAATTAAAGACCTTGGAGTTACTACAGGAAAATTAGCTGATGGCGCAGTTACAACTATTAAGATTGGTGCTAATCAAGTAACATTTGCTAAGATTCAAACCATTGCTAACAATAAATTACTTGGTAACGTATCTGGCTCAACAGGTAATGTTGCTGAAGTTGATATTATTACTGCAACTGACTTATCTGGGGCTTCTAACTCTAATATTCCTACTGCTGCTGCCGTTAAAGCTTATGTTGACGCAAACACAGGTTCTTTAGGTAATTTAGAGGGAGCTTGGGATGCTTCTGCTGGCTCTTTCCCAGTTGGTTCAACTCCATCTGCAGGAACTAAGAAAGGCGACTACTGGTATGTTAGTGTTGCTGGTACAGTAGACGGTGTTGCATTTAATGTTGGAGATGTACTTGGTGCTAAGGTTGATAACGCTTCAACTACAACTTATGCTGCAAACTGGTTCTCTTTAGAGGTTAACCGTGACCAGGCTACTGAAACTACACTTGGTCTTGCAAAGATTGCAACACAGACTCAAACTAACACAGGTTCCGACGATACAACAATCGTTACGCCTTTGAAGTTAAAGACTTTATTAGATAACCGTACTGGAGGATATGCTGCTAACGTAGGAGACGGTTCTGCTACTTCATTTGCATTGACTCACAGTTTAGGTACAAGAGATGTTGTTGTTTCAATTTACGACAACACAACTTACGAGGAGGTAATCACTGACGTGGTATTAACATCAACTTCAGTTGTTACAGTTAGCTTTGCTACTGCTCCTACATCAAACGCTTACAGAGTAGTTATAAAAAAATAATAAATGACTAAGCTTTTAAATAACGCGGATGTAAAAGGTTACATCGCTCAAACGGCTGTAACCTCATCTTTGCTTAAAACAGATTCTAATGGTAAGCTAGTAGCCGCTACAGCAGGAACTGATTATCAGGCTCCTACTACAGCGTTATTGCCTACAGGCGGAACTGCAGGGCAAATCTTATCCAAGATAGATGCTACGAATTACAATACTCAATGGATTGATAATTTTGCCGCTCAATTAAAACACGAAGTTAAACTTGGAGCTACTTTATCTAAAGGAGCCGCCGTTTATGTATCTTCTGCCAACGGAACTAATATGATTGTTTCAGCGGCATCTAATGCTTCTGAGGCTACTTCATCAAAGACGCTTGGCTTACTAGAGACAGGTGGCGTTACAAATGATTTAGTTAAAGTAATTACAGAGGGTTTACTTGCTGGATTGGATACATCTACTGCAACTGCTGGAGACCCAGTTTGGTTGGGAGTAAACGGTGCTTTAATATTTGGATTAGCTAACAAGCCAGTTGCGCCTGCTCATATGGTGTTTATTGGTATTGTAACAAGAGTTCAATCTAATAACGGAGAAATCTTTGTTAAGGTACAGAATGGCTTTGAATTAGATGAGCTACACAACGTATCTATCTCCTCTTTAGCAAATAATCAAACCCTTGTTTGGGAGTCAGCTACAAGCCTTTGGAAGAACAAGACTATTGCTGCTGCTCTAGGATATACTCCTGCAGACGATTCTACTGTTGTCAAATTAACTGGAGACCAAACGGTTGCTGGAGTAAAGACATTCACTTCGGTAGTTAACGCGCCTACATTATCTCTTAACGGAGGTGTTCTTGCGGGCAACAACATTGTTTCAATGCGCTCTAACCCTACAGGTGGACAGTTCCGTATTGAAAAATCAGATGGTTCATTATCTGCTTATCCATTTTATATTGGAGCAGATGGAACTGCTTTAGCGTACTATTACAACGCAGCAGGCGCACTTAAGGTATTATTACACACAGATAACACATCTTACTTTGGTAACAGCTTAAGTGTTGGTTATAGCACATA